AATACCTGCAAAGGGACTGGCAATGTAGTTATATGCAATAGCAACCATGTTACACTCTCCCACGAATTTTGTCGTGATAGTCACTAACATTTTGATGTGCAATGGTGTAAATATCACCACGGCTAATACCAATGTCAGACAATTCGGCGTTGGAAAGTCTGTTCAACTCCTGAATAGTTTTAGTAACATCTTTTGCTTTGCGATACGAAGCATGAAGCCCGATCAAATAGTTCCCGACAACTTTAAAGAGTTGTACGGCTGGAGTGATTACCGTCAGTTTCGGTAAGTAATTGACTGTTGTAGTCATTTGTGATTTCCTCGTTTTTTCCAATTGAAATTTTACGAGGACGCATTTCTTCTGGAATAACATACTTCAAATGAATTGCAAGGATGCCATCCTGAATATCTGCTCCGTGAACTTCTACGTTCTCAGACAGCCTAAAGGTGCGTTTGAACTTCTTGGTGGAAATACCACGATGAATGTACTCACGACCTTTTTTAACATGCTCACCAGTCACAGTAAGTGTACGCTGGTGTACCTCTACATTAATACCCTCTGTACTAAAACCAGCGATGGCAAGTTCGATTAGATAATCTTCTTCGCCTTCTTTGATAATATTATGAGGAGGGTAATTATCTTGAGCATGCGATGCAGTGTACTCAAGTTCTTGAAAGAGGTGATCGAATCCCACAAAAGATGAACGTGGGAATAGTGTTTTCAAGCCTGTCATTGTTTTCTCCTTTTAACAGCAAGAATAGTTTCGTAACCGGGTCATCCGCATTACGAAACTATTTATAAGGATTATAATAACACAAGCTATGTTATTTTTCAAGACCTATTATGCAAAAAATAACTACCAGCCGAAAGAAAACCCAACACGGGAAGAATCTGGAATGGCAACATGATAAATTCCTTTTGGAACATACACAAAGTCTCCTTGCACAAGTCGTCTAGAAAATGTAGATTTGCTGGTCATTGTCTGTGTCTTGTCACTATAGTCACACCCATCAGCAAAGATCTTCCAAGGCATTGATCCCTGTATCATCACAAAGAAAACTTCCATCCCGTCATTATGCGGGGGGGATGCTATGGCATTAGGACTAAATCCAGCATAGCAGTGACATGATATATCAATTTTATTTACAACTCTGGCCAGTTCAGTCCGAACCCTTTTGACTATATTAAAATCAGTGGCACCGACATTTACAAAAATCTTATGCGGATCTCTTGCACGTTTGTTACCATTTAAAAAGGATTGATCAAAATATGGAACAAGCTGGTTCCAGTCTGGGTAGCTTTCTTTAGGTAAACTCAAATTACCATAAAAAGGCTTTTTGTTTTCTACAGCGTCTTTTAGACCTTCCAGCATGATCACTTGTTTCCAATATTATACTTTGGGCAAAGCTCCCAATCATTCTTTTCTTTAAAGGGGATTATTTTAATTAGTCTTAGTGGTGCACATGCCAGATCACCATTATCTTTTGCCCAATCCAACAACCCCCAATCACTGAGAAGAGTTGCAATTGTATTTCTACGCTCAATGTCAGACTGCTCTAGATTGGCTTTCTTGCCATCTAGCATAAACAGTTCTTTAAAGTGTACAATAAAGTAACGACCTTGTTTGTGTAGGATGTGACATGACTGAAACAACTTCTTATCTTTGCGGCTGGCCACGCCAATTCTAGTAAGTGTTTCTCTAATTTTTAAAAAATCATCTGGTTCATTTAATGTAACCTCTAGCATGTCAGTAGGGGTCCATTCGACAATTGTGTTTTCTTCTTGCATTTTCATTCCACTCATTTTTTTATTATCATTAACATTATTTACTATAATATAAGCATATTTATAATATTACAGATTTAAGAAAATGAGTGGAACTCTATTTTACTCTAGCCCTAAACAAGGAATAATAATAGATTGTTCGCAGTTTTCCGGCCAAGCAATTGCTGCGCCAAGTATAGGCAACCCTACCATCATAATAGTGATAATTAAGAATGCCCAACCTAAGCCTTTAGTTGTACAATAGTTTGTTTGTTCACTCATGATGACTTCCCACCTTTATATACTTTCTTCCGTAAAACATTTATTTGATCTTTCCGCAAAAGCCCCATGACTTGCTTTGCCTTTTCGTTACTGTACCCATAATACTCTTTCACCACTTCGACATCATTCTCAACATCAGGTTTCATCCATTTGGAAAACCGCTTTTTCTTTCTAATAATATTAAGAAGAAAGTGATATTGTAGCTTATTCTCAAGATGATGGTATTGGTTCATTACATTGGCAAGAACCACAGTGTCTTTAAAATAAGAAAAAGTTCTATTGATAGTAAATGAATTATAAATCTTCTCAGATGTATCATCTACCATTAAGTCTTGTTTACGATCATTAATACTTGTCACATAATCAAATAGTTTCATTATATACCCTGTTCCCCATTACCCTCTGGCCAATCATAGTCCATTGCATCTCGGATATATTTTTCCAATTGGCTCGAAGTATATGATTGAGTTTCACGTCTATTAATATGAATATCTCCTACATATAGTTGAGGGACAGTTTTATGCCCCGCTTCCTTCAAGAAAGTTTTAGCCAGTGCGTTCTCTGCAATATTAATAGTATAATAGGTAAATCCAGTTTTATCAAGCATTTCTTTCATAATATCACAAAAAGGACAGTTGGGTTGCGTGTATAACTTTACTTCCATAAGTGTTCCTCATTATACTTTACAAGACTGTTCGCAAACTTAGCAAAAGCCTTTATGGTTTCTATTTCTGTTCCGCTTGCATTCATAATCTCTAGTTTTTCATCTTCTGTTACACCTTGCTTGATTGCCCATTTCATATGCTTGTTATAACAATATGCACAATCATTCTCCTTGCTCGTAATAGCGAATAGGTATTCTCTTTGACCTCTAGTAAAACTAGACATTATACCGTCTACCACCAAATAGTATAATAAGGGAACTAGTAGGTTTTTCTGATCTTTATTAAACATCAGACAACCTTGATATAAAACTTTCGTCCATACTATCATTAAACTTCCAAGTGCTAAAATAATATATAGTTTGATCAACACCACGAAAGTTAGCCTCGGTCCACTTTATTTTGGCACGATCCCCCATGATTAGTCGCAGCAATTTTTCGTTCTTCCATTTGCCGATATCTTTATTTACAGATAAGTGCCTAGTAAAGAAAACAGTGTCTATATTATCAGATTCTAGCATAGGCTGAAAATGCTCTCTGTACATGCTATTCTCTTCTCTTAAAAATCTTAAATCTAGATTCTTAAATGAGTTCAACTTGTACCATCTAGTAAAGGTTCTTAAAACATTTGGCGGTAGGTTGTCATATTGATTGGCAAACCATCCCATAAACGGCTTGTCATTTTCTAACCAAAGAACTGCATACTTAAAGTTATATTTAGAAAGTCTTTGGTAGGTGAAGGGATCATCAATAAGAGACTTTGTGTTTCTTGTATCTGTTCCTACAGACCAAATGAATTCATCTACGTACTCATCTCTGCGATCAGTAATGTAAAGTTCATATCCATTTTTATCAGGCTGTCTAAGCAACAATTTTTTGATTCCTCTTAACTTTTCTGAGATTATCGTCAACTTCAATATAACTAACTTTCTTAGGTACAACCTCATAAGCGCATTTATGCTTAGATATAAAATCTTTTTCGTTCATATTTCCTGTATAATAAATCACACACTGATGGTTAACTTTCTGACAAAATGCTAAATCTGCACCACTATCAACTGCAACCTTCTCTAGCTGTTCAGGATACACTCTGTCTCCACAGTTTTCCATCTTAAAGGTATTATGCTTTCTACCTGCAAAGAAAAACTCACCGTCATTAGTGTATTCTATAAGATCTCCGCTGTACCACCAATCATCCTGATCTTTGTATTTGCATGCCCATTCTATAGATCCATCTTCATGATTAACGTTTTTGTAATCGATCATAGGATTGATATCATTGAAGTGATATATATCTTGCTTCTCAGTAGACATAATCAAAGGTGGAACTTCAGTGCTTCCATATGCAGTATTAACTTTCTTAGCACCCTTAGCTCTTAAATCTTCCATCATACCATTAGGTGTCACGTCACTACCAACTTGAGCCAGTTGAATATTACTAAGATCGAGGTTCTTCCATTTCTTGTGCTTGTGCCATGTCTTCCAAACATTAGGTAAGATTAGTGTGTGAGTAGGATTGATCTCTTTTAGTCTATCAGGATAGTGCGACACAGTAGTTTCAATGAACACATCACAGTTGGCAACTGCACATGGATACAGACTCATTGTAGTAAATCCAATACCTCTTGGGTTGTACAGTGCCAACATACTACTGTTAGAGTTTAAGTCAAAATATTCTGCGTTATACTCAGCTATTTTACGCATAAGCTTTGTATCGTGATTGAACACTTTAGGCTTGCCTGTAGTCCCACTTGTTGAAACAGTTACGTTCCAGTTTTTTAGGTAATTTATAACTGATGATCGAACATGATCATTGTCACTATTTAAATACTCTATACCGTCAATGTAAATCATCTTCTAAAACCTCTGAATATGTTGCGCCATCATACATTTTTTCTCTCAAGTAGTCATATATATGAGGCGCATACTCAGATAAAGCTTCGCCTTTATTTTTTATGAAATCAAAGTTAGCCTGTGCAAGTGGCATGAGAGATTCGTTTATTTGTATATCGCAATAATCATCAAAATGATCTAGATATAACTGTTGTTGCGCCCACTGATAATCTAAAAATATATTACGACCTGTGTAACCTCTTGGTGATCTGTATTCTTGCCAGTTCTTTATGGCATCCTCTGAGTTGTTACCCCACTTTTTCCACATAGGAGAGTCTTGTCTCTTAGATAACGTGAAGTGATAACTAATAAAATCTGATATTTGTTTCTCTAGCTTTTGTTGATGTTTACTATAGGCTTTTTTAGATATTTCTGGTATATCCATGTGTGTATACTTTTGTAGTATCTGATCTAGAATCTGTATACAACTCTGTGCCACGTAAATACTATTAGCTTCCATAGGATCAACAAATCCCTGCCCCGTACCAACACCAACAACATTTTTTACCCAAGCATCTTCATACCAACCAGATTCCCATTCAATTAATCTTGGTTCTTTTATGAAGTCATACCCATCCCAATACTTAATGAAACGCTCTCTAGCTGAGTCGGCATCTTCTGAGTTCTTATCGAAGATATAACCAGATCCCATTCGACTATACAATGGTATAATAAAGTTCCATCCATTCTTTTGGGCATAACTTTGAGTGTAAGGTCTCATCTCTTTATAAGGATCTTTATATTTCACAGGCGCAACAATTGCAGATTGCGTGGGCAGATGATTTAACTGCTTCCACCTAGTCGGCATCTGTTTCATTAACAATCTATGAAATCCTGTACAGTCAACAAAGATATCACCTTCAATTGTACTACCATCTTTTAAATCCAAAGATGATACATTACCATCATCAGATTTGTTTATCTTGTGAACATACCCCTGTATCCATTCGACGCCGAGGGGAAGAGCAACCTGTTCTCTTACAATGACAGGAAATCTTTCAGCATCAACGTGCCATGCATAACTTCTCAAATCCCCTGTAAGCAAATCATCTTCCATGTCGTAAGGAGATTTATTTTTCATAGCAAAGTGATATTGGTCACAAGTATACTCTGCGACATCCTCAACTGAAATCACGCCATCTCTAACTAACTGTAACGCATAGTCATAGCTTTTATTATCCACACCAAACTTACCATTATTGTCATAAAAGAAGTCTTCCTGTTTTAGTTTATTATAAAAGCTTTTCTTGAATACACCATCTCTATGTGTCAACGAAAAATGATAAAACTGTCTTTGGGATTTAGGTGCATTCCAATGATCAGTAACATGATTTTTATCTGTTTCACTATTCCAACCTACAAAATCATTACCTAATTTGTAGATAGATCTAGTTCCTTTCATCCATGCTTTTTCATCAACATCTAACCAAGATAGCATGTCTCCAAGTTGGGGAATAGTGCTTTCACCAACCCCCAAAATAGGCACTTCAGGAGACTCTACCAAAGCAATCTGAAGATTACTTTTTGAATGTCTTTTAGCTAACAGTGCTGCAGTAAACCATCCTACAACACCGCCACCAACTATAACTATTTTTTTCATTTAAAATGTACCTGTGACATAATTTCCGTCATACATGCTACTACATTCAACTCATGGTCTGCTACAAATGCATCTTTATACTGATAGTCGGCTAGAATTAGTACAAGCTGCGGAATACTTTGAGCTTCTACCAATTCATTCATATTATCATAAAGGCCCCTGAAGATAGAATTCGTATCCATATCAACATTGTCAACTACCCATCGGCGCATTGACTTAAAGTTCTTGTCTTTAAGGTATTTAGCTAAAGAAATAACTGTATTAGAGCTAACCCCAATATTATTAGCATGCACACCCAAACCACTAATGGCATTACGCTGACCCTCATTTAGAACTCTGCGCCAATCTGGTGCATACTTCATCACAAGATCAGCAGCGGCTTTATTATCATATTCAACATCTTCATCATCAAGAATATATGTGAACCGTTTAAAGAACTGCCCAACAAGATCTACCATATCCTTCTTGGAAGTATTGAATTCATAGACACCACAACGTGAGTGTAGAGGTTCAATGATGCGGTTCTTAAAGTTACAAGTCAGAATGAACCTACAGTTATTCGAGAACTCTTCGATAAAGGCACGTAGTGCAGGCTGGGTGGATTGCGGATTCAGATAGTCCGCCTCATCAAGAATAACGACCTTATAGCCACCTTGAAGCGATACGCTTGATGCAAACTGTCGGATCTTTCCACGAAGAGTATCGATATTACCTTCCTCAGACCCATTGATTACAATGTAGTCCAAATCAAGTTCTTTACAGATTGCCTTTGCTACTGTCGTCTTACCAAGACCAGCGGAGCCCGTAAAAAGCATATTGGGCACTTCACCCTTTTCAATAATCTTAGCAAACACATCCTTCAAAGGCTTTGGTAAGATAGTTTCTTCAATAGTAGTTGGTCTATATTTTTCAACCCAAAGAAAATCGTTCATTCATTCACCCATATGTTTCATCATGTATAATATTATATTTTTTTGGGACTAATGTAAATAGCCTAATTTTAAATACGGGGAGCTATTAACCCCCCGTATTTTGTTTTATTCAGCCTCGGCTGCACGGTCTTGTTGGTACGTTTCGCACATTTGAATAGTTTGCACACAGGCGTCTCGGAGTTGTCCTAGAGTAGATAATTCCTCACCTTTAACTGCGCCTCTCTGTACCATAGTGTCGATAACAGCAACCGTTGATCGGCTATTCCTGTTCGCTAAGTCATAGATCGGCGCATGAGATTCGTGTGCCAGTTTTACATCATCTTGTTTAGCCATATTATTCTCCATAGGTTGATGACTTTTCTAATGCTACCCAATACTTCAGAGTATCACCAGAGTTAATAAACTCGGAAATGAGTTTGGACGAAATCTTAACTTGATAGTCATCAGAGACCATTTTCAAGTTAGGGATATTTAACACGAATTTAAAGGAGTCATTTTCATAACCACCATCTACCACCACTGAATAAGTGTTAGATGTTTTATTGTCTGGATCATTTACAGACAAACGAATTGCACCATTGTCAGGTTCGATTAATAATTCTGAATGACCGAAAATCGTTGCAGCCTTTTTAATGCCATTGAGGGTGGATTGATCTAAAGAGAACCAAACATCAGTATCTGGCATAGTAATGGGTTTACTAGGACTTGTCAGCATTTCAGTATCAGCGTAGAAATACTTGATATGTTCCCGACCAGAATTTGAGGTAATATTCATAAAACGTTCTTCGAATTTAACCGAAGGACTTTCTACAAGCCCTAGCATGTTTAAGAATTCTGTCAAATCATAGATACCTACGATACTATCAAAAGTTTCTTTGACTGTCGCCTGCGCCAAAATGTTTTTAGCTTCAGATATAGTCATCAAAACATTACCCGGCTTAATAATCAAATTGCTATTAATACCAGAAAAGTTTCGTAGTACATTTACGGTTTCAGCACTAATTTCCATTATATATTTCCGTCCTTTTTCCAAACCCATTCACCACCAGTTACACTAAGTGGGGACTGAATATTATATTGCTCTCTAAAATTGAGAACACTCTCACTCACACCTTTGTATGGCCAATCATGACCTGCAAAGTATCCATTTAATTTGACCTTATTATACCACATAGGCAAGCACTCTGCAACATCTTTTTCATTTAAATAATGATCTAAAAATAAAA